AACCGCAAGCGAAGCCATTGTGCTGAGCTTTGTGCTTCTCAAGGGCGCTAGCTCCTGATGGGCATGTTCGCCTTTCGGCGGATGAAGGAACGCGAGGCTGCTGCGCAAGCGGTGGCCTCCGCTCCCATCAAGCCGATTAAAAAGACTTCTACTCCGAAGCCCGATGGCAGTATCAATCGACGCAACAGCGGGCGGAGCAAGCGCCAACAGCTACATAACGCTGACTGAGGCCAACACGTTTGTTGAGGCAATGATCTCAAGCTCTGATGTCTCTAAGTGGACAACGGGCAATGATGACAGCCGCAATCGTGCGCTAGCTGCAGCGGCACAGAGGCTTGACCGTGAACGATTCCTTGGAGCACGGGCAACAGACACGCAAGCCCTGCAATGGCCGCGCACAGGCGTTCGTAAGCCTGATACCTATGTCAACACGTATGCGACTGGCTTCCCTTTTCGCATTTCTGACGATTACTTCACAGACACGGAGATTCCAGATCAGGTCAAGCGTGCCCAGATTGAGATGGCCGTCTACCTGAAAAACAATGTTGACGGCATCAGCCTTGGCGGCCTTGAGGATTTCAAGAACGTCAAGATCGGCAGCCTGGACGTAACCCCTGACAAAACTGGCGCGATCGGTGCTGACCGTGTGCCGCCAATGTTTGAAAGGTACTTGACGGGCCTTAGAATTAGCGGACCAGGCAACATCGCAATCAAACGGAGCTGACCATGTACGAGGATCTATCAGGCGGCTTCGAGTTCATCTCTGACACTGCTGCGCACACCGGCAGGTTCAGCAAGATCTATTTCAAAGAAGACACTGTGATCAGTGCGATCACCGTCAAGAACGCGACAGGTAACAGCCTGGCCAGTGAGACTTTTGTTGCTGACACTGAAATCTGTGGAGTCATCACAAGTATCACGCTGACAAGCGGTGCTTGCCTCGCCTACAACCTCTAATGGCTATCGCCTCTTCACTGGTGAATGTCGCTGATAAGGTCATCAGCAAGTTTGGTGGGGAGGCGACAATCCGTTACATCACAGCGGGTGCCTACAACGCAACAGCGGGAACAGTTTCTGAAAGCGTAAGCGACACGGAGACCAAGGGCATCTTGGAGGATGTTGTCGATAAGCAGGTGAGCGACCTTGTGCAAACTGGCGATAAACGCTTGACTGTCGCGGCAAAAGATTTGCCATCTGCTCCTGGAACAAAAGACAAAGTTTTGATCAGTTCTGTAGTCCACAGGATTATCAGCGTGGAGACGACAGAGCAGGAAAACACGGCTATCACTTATGAGTTGATTTTGAGGGCATAGCGATGGCACGGGAAATTCCGCTTGGTCAGATTGGGGATTACTACGAAGAAAGCGTGCGCAAACTGGTTGAAGCCACAACGCTTGAGGCAGAAGGTCGCTTAAAAGACGCCACCCCTGTGGACACTGGAAGGCTTAGGAACTCTTGGGTTGCTGACCCTAAAAAAGGCGAAATCACGAATAATGTTGTCTACGCTGAACCAGTGGTTTACGGAACCAGCCTCCCCCCGTCTTGGGGTGGTAAATACCGGACACAGCAAAACACAACCCCTGGCTATCCGGACTTGATTGCAAAAGAGCTGGAGTCGTGGGCTAAAAAGACATTTCAGAACATTCTGAGGAGGTGAGCATGGCAGCGGCAGATCTCAACACCATCAGGGCGACCATTGAGGGCAGGCTGGCCACAGAGCTTGCGAACAGCCCAGCCATCCCCGTTGTATTTCACAACATGTCTTTTGACCCAACGCCTGACAGCTCATGGGTCCAGTGTTTGACAAGTTTTGGCTCTGGTGAATACCTTGGCCAAGGATCAACTTCCAGCGCTCAAAACCGAATTGTTGGTTTGGTTGTTCTGAACATATTTTCAAGCAAAGGCGTGGGGCCTGGCGCTAATTACGTTATTGGAAAACGAATCCGTGACCTTTACAATAGGGTGAACGTGTCGGGGGTTTTCTTCGACGCTCCAATTGGTCCAGAGGCACTGGCCAAGCCAGACGCTGAGGGCTACTTTCAAACACGGGTCCGTGTGACCTTTGAATCCATCGAGGAACTCTGACCATGGCCACCATCCGAGGCGAACAAGGCTCAGTTCAATTTGACGCCGCAGGCAGCAGCAACGCCAACATTGTTGGCACTCGAAGCTGGAACCTCACAACCACAAAAGAAACTTTGGATACCAGTGCTCACGGAAGCACCTTTCGTTCTTTTGTTGGCAGCTTGGTCAGCGGTTCTGGCACTGTTGAACTGGTTTACGACCCGGACGCGAGTGGCCAAGCAGCGTTTATTGAGGATGTAATCACAGCCGCCGACCCAGCAGACGCAACCTTTGAGCTGTTTACCACCGGCACTAGCTCAGGCAGTGATTCTGTCAGCTTCGCTGGGATTATTACTGATATGGAGATCAGTTCCACGGTTGGCGAGCTTGTGGTTGTTAGCTGCAACTTTATTACCAGCGGCACTATCACTTCCAACCTGCAGTAAGCAGGCTATATTTAAGCCGCAAATGTGTTGCTTAAATGCCTGCTACTGAACGGACGGTTGACTTGCTGGTTGGGGCCTTTGATCTCAACCAGCGCCGTAAGTATGAATTAAAGAACGAGGCAGGTGACAAGGTTGTTGACCTGTACTTCAAACCAATCACCCGTGCTGACCGCAAAAAAGCTCAAAGCCTTGCCGGTACTGAAGAGGCTTTGGTGATCAGCACGCAGATGCTGTGTCAGATGGCTGAGCTTGAGGACGGCACAAAAGCTTTCGCGGCGGCTGATGCCGAGAAGTTACAGCGCAAACTCCCTGAGTCTGTTTTAAATGACGTTGAGCTGTTTTTGTTTGGCCTTGGCGATGAGGCTGCGCTTGACGACGTAAAAAACGACTGAAGCAGGACAAGTGGACTTATTTTGAGTTTTTCTTGGCCTGCGAGTTAGGCATGACAGTTAGCCGGCTTCGCAATGAACTAACTGATGCGGAGCTGGTCCATTTCGCTGCTTACTTTGAGCTGAAAGCTGAACGGGAAGAGAAAGAAATGAATCGCGCAAAGCAGAGACGGAGGTAGCATTGGGTCACTGCTGAGTGGCTAGTGGCTCGTGGCTGAATCCGTCCTCAGGTTTAAGGTTGAAACCAAAGACGCGAACGCCAAGATAAATCGCCTGAGACAGCAGGTGCAAAAGCTTGAGGTTGCAGTCAAGGGCGCAGGTGGTTCTACAAAAGCGGCAGGGACAGGGTTTAAGGCTTTTGGCGGAGGGGCGAAAGCGGCTGCTGTTAGTGCTCGTGGTTTAGGCGCTGCCTTAAGCACGGCTTTAGGCCCAATCACTGCTGTGGTGGCAGCTGCTGCCAGTTTGGGGCAGGTCTTTAGTGTTTTGCGTCAGCAGGATTTTTCTGAAGCCAAGGTGCGTTCCTTGGGCGTCAACAGCCAAGAGTTGACAGCTCGACTTAAAGATGTGAGCGGTGAGCTGTCTGGTCAGGCGAGCGTTTTAGACCTGACCGCTGCTGCTTATGACGTGGCTTCTGCAGGTTTCACTAATGCAGCGGACGCATCAAAGATCTTGAAGGCGGCCAGCCAAGGCGCCACTGGCGGTTTCTCTGACATCAACACCGTTGGTGATGCAACAACGTCTGTCTTGAATGCTTATGGCCTAGAAGCAGACAAGGCGGGCAAATTAGTTGACGGGTTTATACAAACTCAAAACGACGGCAAGATTGTTATCGGGGAATATGCCGCCAACATCGCAAAGGTCGCTCCTGTTGCTGCTGCGCTAGGTGTGCCGCTTGAAGAGGTTAACGCCGCTGTCGCGCAGATTACTGCGGGCGGCCAAGTCGCTGAGGTTACATTTACCTCCCTAAAAACTGCTTTTGCTCAAATTGCGGCGGGCAAAGTCGGCAAAGAGTTTGAGGCGTTTGGCGTTCAAATCAATGCGTCAACTCTTAAGACTGACGGTTTAGCCGGCACCTTAGAAAAAATCAAAAAGTCAGGCGCAGACGCTGGCACTGTGATTAAAGCGTTTGGCACAGAAGCCGGCCCATCAATTCTGGCGCTGCTGAACGATACTGAAAAATACAATCAGCTATTACAGAATCAAAAAGAGGCTCAAGGCGCGGCAGCACAGGCAGCTTTTGAAGCGTCAGACACTATTGATGGGCAGCTAAAGCGTCTTACTACTGCCTTTCAAAATCTGTTTTCTGATCAATCAGAGTTAGGCGTTATTATTAAAGAAACTTTTAAAGTAGCGGCCGTTACTGTTGAAGTTTTAACGGCTGCAATCAATACAACCCTGGCACCTATTAGGGCAATTTTTGCAGCTGTAAATCAAGTAGGCATTGCGATAGGCCAAGCATTAGGGACTGACGGGGTAAGTGCGGCATTCCAGCTTGAGCAAGGTTTCCAGCAAGTGCTGAAAATTACTAGATTGCTTCAGGCGTTTATTATTGGTTTAGGGGTAAAAATTGGCAAAGTTATTGGAAAATTATACGCATTTATTATTAACGGAGGCGTAGCTGTTGCGAAGGGCTTGGTTGGTGTGTTTTCAGGGCTATTTGGCCGAATTGTTTCTTTAATACAGCAAGCCTACAGCTTTATACCAAAACCCATTCGCGATTTTATTGAGGGCAAAGTAAAAGTTGTTACCGACGCGGCAGGTGCCTTAGTTACTGGAGCGACAGGTTTTATTCAAGACACTGTTGATTTGGGCCGGGGATTTGCGGCTGGTTCAGGCATTCAAGTAGGCGATTTTGTTGGTGGCGATGACTTTGGTCCATCGCCCTCTGCAAGCAATGGAATTAGCCCAACAAACAGAAAAAGAGCGCAAGATGAAGAGGCACAACGCTTAGCCAGAATTGCAGAGAAAAATGAGGAGTTAAAAATACAAGCTCAAGAGCAGATAATGCTTGCCGCAGCTCTATCGGACCAAGAGCAAAAAAGGTTTGAAAGAGTTATTAAGGTTGAAGAACTTTTGCGCAATAAAAACGAGCTTTCAGATGCTCAATTGCAAACACAACTTAATCTAACAAATCAACTTTTTGCGCAAGAAGACCAAACCGCAGCGCTAACTGAAGAGCAGAAAAAACAAGCAGAACTTAAAAAAGCCGCACAAGAAGCAGAAAAAGCAAGAATTGAAAACTTAGATCGTATTTACAAGTCAATTGGTGATGCCATATCAAATGGTGTTGTTGATGCGTTGACTGCTGCTGTTGATGGCACTGCTTCACTGGCTGAAGTTGCTCAAAACACCTTAAGAAGCCTTGCAGGTATTATGTTGAAATTTGGTTTGCAAACATTTTTGGGTGGCCTTGGGGGTGGTGATTCAGGCAACATTTTTACTAGATTGTTTGGTGGGGGTAGAGCTAGCGGCGGTACGGTCACCGGGGGTCGTTCTTTCTTGGTTGGGGAGCGTGGCCCTGAACTATTTACGCCAGGTCGATCGGGCAGCATTGCGCCTAATAAATCGCTAGGCGGGGTGAATGTCGGTACGATCAACATATCTGTTGAAAACACCGGAGAGCAGTTGTCACCTCAAGCCCAAAAACAATTGGCAGGGCAGGTTAAAGGGATTGTTCTTGGTACGCTTGCCAATGAACGCCGCAGCGGAGGCATGCTGTAATGACTCACATCGCCTTTAATGACATTCCGCTTGATTCGTCTTTAACTCAAAGGCGCTCTCAGCGCGTACAGCGTGCTCAGTTTGGGGATGGCTACAGCCAAGTTTTGACTGATGGCGTCAACGCCGAAAATGAAATCTGGGAATGTCGAACGCCCCCGCTTACTTTTGCACAAATCAATTCTTTAGAGAGTTTCTTTTTAGAGCAAAAAGGCCAAGCCATAAGTTGGACCCCGCCATATAGCACTAAGACATTCTCTAAACCCTTTACAAGTGGCACTTTGTCTCTGGGTTACACCAACATCAGCGCTTTAACGTTGACCGGATATGTAAGGCCTGCAAATTATTCTGCGAATTTGGTCACAGGGGTGCTCACGTCAATAGACGTACCAAACAATCAAAATATTCCAATCTCTTTGACGCTTGCTGCAAGAAACTATTTGTTAGCTGATGGCTGGCAGATAAGTACAATTGACGCAGCTTACGCTGTTCTGTCTTTTTCTTTAGCGAGGGTGTACGTGTGACCCAATCACCACCAAATGCTGAAACCTTTAAGACTCAGCTAGCTCAAATCGTTGATTTGTTTACTCTTGATATTGCGGCTATCTTGCCCCAAGGGTCTACGGATCAAAGCGTTTACAGATTCGCAAACTGGTCACAGGTAAACGGGAGTGATGTTGTCTACAAAACTCACACCTACACAGCGTTGCCGCTTGAAACGTCTGGCTTTGAATTAAATACGGCTGGGCAGCTTGCAAGGCCCACCATTACCTTTGCCAATGTAGGGCTTGGCATCACTGCTTTGACTAATACCTATGATGATTTGGTAGGCGCAACGGTCCAACGTATCCGGACTTTGACTACCTACTTAGATGGCGCTCCTGGCGCTGACCCCAATGCTTTCTGGGGGCCTGATGAGTGGATCGTTGAGCAAAAAAGCAGTGAAAACAAACTTGCTATTGCTTTTCAGCTGGCCATACCATTTGATTTAGAGGGCAGGTCTTTGCCAGGGCGTAGATTGTTGCGTGAGCAATGCCAGTGGATTTACAAAAGTAGCATTGGTTGTGGCTACACAGGCAGCAGTTTTTTTGACGCCAATGATCAAGCTACTTCGGCAGGCAATGATGTTTGTGGCAAGCGTTTGACGAGTTGCAAGCTACGCTTCGGGAGCACTTCACGTTTGCCTTTTGGCGGCTTCCCCGGCCTAACCGATGCAATGGGCTGATTATGCTTTCTTCTTTTAGCAACCCGACTACGAATGAGCAGCAAGCCAAAATTCGAGTTTGTGCAGAGGCAGCACACCCTATTGAGGCGTGTGGTTTTATTCTGAACAATGGAGACGTCGTTGAATGTACTAACACGTCTAAAGAAGAGAACACTTTTACGATTAGCGCTGAAGAGACTGCTTTGTATTTAGACGACGCGGCAGCGTC